GTTCCAATGTTACTTCAAACTCCAGCATCCCATCGTCAGTTAAGTACGAAACCTCCACTCCCAGTAATCCCCTCTCTTCCTCTCCACCAAATACAGGGTTCTCTCCCAATGACTTACTAAAACTATCACCCTTTATTTCCTCCTCAGTTAACTCAGTCTTGTATTCATCAAATATAAACCAAGGAAAGAAGACAGTCTGTAATCCACTATCTCCCTTATCTGCCCTCCAATACTCACGTTCAAAATAATTACCTACACCCTTAGCTGTACTTTCCATCCATATCTCTGTACCATAACCCTGTACTACACAATTCATAAGTCCAGTTGCATACTCCTTTGCCCTACTACCCCAACGTGCAACTTCAGAACAGTGAAGCATATCAATACCAGCACCAACAACTTCTGATCCTTCAACTGTTGACATACTGTATCTTGAGTTTAAACCCTTACCATCACTTGACCCCCAAGTTAATTCCTGCTTACCTGAGTAATGGGACTGTGGTTTGATTATTTCCGGATAGTTCTGTTCCATGATCTTCGTCATGGCAAACATCTCGGCAGTTGTATTCTTGGAATGAGTGCAGATATGCACTAATTGATTAAACTGGGTGGCGGCACGCTTAAACATACGTGCCTGTACATAAGTAGAGATACCGAACCTTCGTGCCTTTAACACAATGATTCTTACATGGTTATGTTCCTTCATCTGCTTTCTGGCAATGCCGTGCAGAATCTCCTGAACTATGTTCATCTTGAATGGGACTAATTTTTTAGTTCCCCATTCCTGTATTTTTATGCAGTAGTTAAAGTATGTGTCATGAGACTGGAGCTTGCTCATAAGCTCCTTCATATTATCATCTTCAGAACCCATGTGGTTGCCCCCAATGTTCAATAGTTACCCATATAAAAATAATATATATATTGTACTTCCAGATGAGTAATTCAATCATACAAAAAGGAACAAAGCAACTACTTAAATTCCAGTTACCTGATCTTCAATTGATTTTGCTGTTGAGGGAGGAGGAGGGGAAAGGTGTTGGAGGGTAATTGGAGAAAGCGTACTTATCATGTATCTGGCAATAAGAATCGCATCTGCAATTCCGTGGTCTTTCTTCCTAAGTAGTTCTATGTTGGGATATAACTGACCAACCTTTACTATACTGGAATGTTTATCCTTGGGCATATCAAATAGCATTTTCTTTTTCCAACTGGTAGGACGTATTAAATGATACTGATACCTCATTCCTACACACATACCCCTTAAGAAACCATATGAATCCATATACCTGCCTGAAGAGACAAGCCCCTGACCGGGCATAGTCTGCGCCTTCTCTATTCCTACTATCATAGGGTTGAACTTTCGGAAGATCATACATATTGCTGGCTCATCAAGCACCCTCTTCTTTAAGATAGTATATACAGGCATATCCATGTAATGAACAATGTCAGAATTAAAATCCAATATTGCAATTGCTCCAGAAAATCCGGGGTCAATACCACAAAAATATACTCCGGTGTCAAATTTAAGACCTCCTTCCTCCCTAATTTTTTTCGATAAACGCATAGACTCCGCTTCAAGATTCTTCATTTATATCTCTCTGTAATTTCATCTTCTTCTTTCTCTGTTATACCCCAACGTAAATCATTCTCATCAGTATCGAATACAGGTTGAATTACATACTTCTTTATTAAACCACCTGCAGCAAGATATTTTTCCACTGCAGTCTGCAGTACCACCCTCTCTATAGTAGTTGCCTTTGTGAACTCTGCATCCCTGACAAGTACAGGCTTAACACCTTCAATATGAAGTAGATGCTGTTTTATGAAATTGTTACCCCTCCTAGTCTTAGGCTTCATCGCCCTCTTCGCAGCAGCTTCTTTCCTTTTCTCTGCAATCTTTTCTGCATTAAAATTAGTCCAACATGCGATGGTGCAAAATCTATGCTTCGCTACCTTCGGTTGGAAAAAATCTCCGCATGAGTCACATTTCCTTTTTCCCAGTTTATACTTTGCCCGTATTTTTTTTGCCCTATCTATTCCAAATTGTTTTGCACATGTGTTTGTGCAGAATCTGGATCTTCTAGGGGGCAAGCCCTTATTGCAATTTACACACTTCCCCCTATTAGTTAATTGTTGCATTTTTTAATTCCTCTTCTGCTAAAGCTTCCTCGGATACCTCTTCAACCATTCCCATTACATTGCCAGTAACATCTGCCATCTCCAGCCAAAAATCATCCGGCCTTAACCTCTGTTTAGCACTGTTACCCATTAACTGAGAGAATGAAATACCAGTCTTCCACGATACTGCTGCTGAACACAGCATAATAGCAAGCTGTTCCCTAGCTTCGTCTATCTGACGATTTGTTTCTTTACTATATTTCCCTGCTTTCTTTACTTTTTTCTTCATAATAAACTTCCTTTCTGTGTTTGTACCTAATAAAAGAATGCATTCCACTTATCAAAAAAACTGATATATGAATAAATCACAATAAAAGCTGTAACGTACCTAATTACTGTCGGGCACAGCATCGGCTTGGGAAAGGGGATTGTCAGTTACCGAGTGGGAAAACTCCCCCTCAATGATTGGTTCTTCCTTGGGTTTACCCATCTGTACATCAAGATCCTTGAGCGCATCCTCCACTCTATATACATTCTCATTCTTCTGTTCTATATACTTGTATTCGTTAGGCATAGCAAGGGCAATCCTCTCACTCCTTATTATCTTCATTACGGCCTCTGCCTTTGATACCCATAGCTCCAGCTCTTCCTTGCTCTTTGCATTCAACACACTATCCTTCAGGGTATTAAGTTCCTCAAGATGTTGATCAGAATATGTAGCCCTTCCTTCAGAATACTTCTGGATCATCTTTGTATGCATAGAAGCAAGTGCGGCTTCCCTCTTGCTCGCATAAGCCCAGTCTCCTGAGTTCTCATACTTGGACAGCGTAGACCTCCACACTCCATACTTATCGCAGATCTGCCCCCTTGTCAGTAACCCTGACTGAAAGTCTACCTTCATCGCAGCCTTCCTCACCTCCCTGTGGTGTTTGGCTTCAAACTTTGATTTTGTTGTTACCTTTGTGGAGTTACTGTTACCTCTCTTCTTTACAATTTTTCTACTCATATCTTTAATAGGTTTAACATACTTGTATTTGTCTTGAGTTTATTGATCGTTATATTTATGCACGATTCATTACACGCCCATCCATTTCTAGTGTCTACATCTCCGTCCCTTATTACTACTCCCTCATCCTCAAGCTCCCTATACGTTATCCCTCCCAGTATATATGCCTTCTTGTATTTACTGCCGTCCCTATATAGTGAGAGAAAATAGAACCAGTCAGGTATCTGGTGTGCATGGTTATATAATGGAACAGAACACTCGTAATATGGCTTTGGAGCCACTGTTCTATCTTTTGTCTTGACTTCAACCTTCTTCCCGTTTACAAGAAGGTCGTATTTTGTTGCATCCTTACCCTCCCTGTTATCAATTACATCTACCTCCTTGCTCCTAAGGTAGTCAATCAGGACTGTTTCACCTATTGCACCAACAGGTTTCCTTGATTCTGTCCCTCCGTCACCCCTTATACTCTTTGCAAACCTTATATCCTCGGCATATTTTGCCGCACGGGTCAAACAGTCCTCCGTAAGTTCCACTTCCTCATACAATATGTTCATAAAAACCTATTTGATTTCCAAAATTCCTTAATCATATCCTCAATAGGTGTATCTTTCTCGTAAAGATCCTCATTCAGCCTACGTGCAGGCTTCTTCCCACTATCTTTCCTAGAAAGAACTCTATCTATATGCTCCTTTATACCAGCCTCCCTCTTATAATATGCATAATCCCCCCCATTATTAGGGGGGTACTCCCTGTCAACCTGATACATGTATGCACCTATTACTAATGCTAGGCAAATTATGCCCATCACCCCATTCCCAAGACTATCCTTCCACTTATTAGGATTGTTGTTGAAAAAATACCATATTAAACCTGCCACTAACCACATTATCCCTATAAAAACAATTACATCCATGATAACCCCATGATTATATACTATATATTTTGTTTATACAGTACCCATTATCTCATTTGGAAATACGTTGTCAAGCTTTTAAGTGAGGTAACCCAAAAAAAGTCGGATTTTTATCGGACACTCCGATCTGATCCGATTCGATGGGGGGTCTTGTTTGAAGGGGGGGTCTGTTCCTTTATACTTCCTTCATACTTCCTTTATACTTTCTTTATGGGGAAGTAGAAGAGAGTAGGAGTCCCATATATATATGATAGCCACCCCAAGGTTGCCCCCCGTGGGGGTGAAACACAGAAACATTTTATTTTGTCAACAATTTTTACAAATTACTTCGGGTCGTGGTTTGCAGAAAAACTTTGATTTTTTGGTATGATGTTTTCATGGGATCACTGCGTTTTCACAGTGATTTCAGGCACATGCACAGGCGTGTATGTGTGGGGCGACTTGCCCATTTCACTCCTAATCGGAGATTAGTATGCCGTTAGATTTTGATTTGTTGCTCGAGAGTGCATACGAGCAAGGCAAAGCCGAAGCTGGCGTTGCCAAAAAGCCTGCGAAGGCTACGAAGAAGTCGAAGAAAACGAAGGCTTCTAACAAACCCAAGAAGCTCGACAGAGTCGAGATTGCTGGGCATCCCACCCGAGCAACGTGGACGGATGCTATGCGCCAAGCTTCGGACGTAGCCTACAAGGCTCTTCGGGACTCTGGCGAAGGGGTCTGGTCGGACTGGAACCGAGCCGGACTCTTGGCTGCGCAACAGGTTGCGTAAGCTGATTTGCCGTCACCCTCACTGGATCTTCGGATCTGGTGGGGGTTTTTTTTTGATCTTCACGTAGCGTACTGTCAACTCTGACTGTACATCCCTTCATAAAGCCTAGCTTGCAAGCCTCAAGAAGCAAGCGAAGTATAACCCTAAACGAAATCGGTGCATATGAACAGTTACTACAACGAAATACTCAGGCTAATGCTTGCAATAGCGTTAGTAGGAGTTTATGTGTTTTTAACGATCTGCATATGGTCAATATAACCCTAACTCTAACCCTTAACCTGAAAGTGAGGTGAAACATGGAACGTAAGTGTGATTACTGTGGTACAAAGCGTAGTGTTAAGTACGTTGTACC